CTACGTAAACGGACAAGAAAAGTTTATTACAAAAACAAAAAATCAAATTTCTGGAATCAGTACGCTAGTTGCAAGTGGAATGTCTCTAGCGGATGCATATGAAGCAGTGCAGGATGAAGCTTTGGCTGCCGCGATTGCCCAGGGTGCAACAAGAGAAGAAATTGAAGAAATTCTTAGAGTTACAAAGCTAGCAAAAGAGCTAGAAAAAGACTTGGAAGCGCAGAGGGAAAAGTCTAGAATTTCGGAAGCTGTTCGTAAAACTAATGAAGAATTTAGAAATCAAGTTGCGGTTCTTAAAGAATTGTCAAAAGCACAAGGAGAATACTCAGACGAACAAATTAAAGCTATCATGACAGACACCGATATGCAAAAACTCCTTCTTGATCCAACCATTGACTCAGACGCATTGAAAGAAGCTCTTCGTAATGCAGAGCAACAGGCAAACTTATCAGTACAAGTAAACCTTCTGACTAAGAGTGGTCAAGAGGAAGAGTTTGATAAGTATCTTACAGAAATTAATGATTACTTTACTAAAAAAGAAAATGGTATTAATGTTAATTTTGACTTAGCTACCGCCGATGACAACAAGCTAATTGAAGATGCGCAAAATCAAATTGCAGATATTCAATACAAACTGGACGATTATAATGCAGAGCTAGAGCAGATTTCCTGGATTGAAGAAGATATTAACGAAAAGTATGACAGAAGATCCGAAGCCCTTGACCAAATTGCGGACACCAATGAAAGAATTGCTAACGAGCAAAAGGCTCAGCTTGACATTGCCGATGCCCTTTCAAGGGGTGACATTGCAGCAGCGGCAAGGGCTGCCCAAGAACTTAGAAATCAACAGTCTCAGGACGCACAACAAACACAAAAAGAGCAGCTTGACAAGGCTAGAGAGGCTGAGCTAAAGGCTATTCTTGGTCCAGCTGGTAGAAGCCGGGAACAGCTAGAAGAAGAAATTACACAGCTAGAGCGTCAACTATTCTTCATTGAGGAAGATGTTTCAGAGCCTGCACAAGAAAGAAACAGGCTAGCTGGCATAGCCAGAGACCTAGCAGTTGAACAGCTAATGCTTAACGAAATGACCAGGGCAGAGTTTGATCAAATTGCTGCTTCAACCAAAGAGGCTTCAATCAATCTAGAAGATATGGTTACCTCTGCTGAAAAGCTTTCTGCTCTCGCAGAGTTTATTAAAACAGGAACAAAAGGGGCTGATTGGAATAGATTGTTCCCCCAGCCAAAAGCAGCGAGGCGCTCAGCACCATCTGGCGGCGGTGGAGCTAAGGCAGCTTCTTCAGGACCAAACGTCACTAAGGGAGACTGGTATGACCCAGGCACTGGCGGCACAATCAAGGCAGCCGCCGCCGCAAAAGGTCAGCACTGGACAACCTATTACAATGAAAATAGAGGCGCAATTGATCCAGCCGCCAGGGTAAATAAAGCAAACGGTGGAATGATTATTCCTAAACGAATGGCTGTTGGTGGTTTTGTTGGTGGGTACAGCTCTACACCAGTTCAGATGAATATGGGCGGTAGGGTAAAAGGATATGCTGCAGGAGGATTCTCTATGGGATCTGATATTGTCCCCGCAATGCTTACACCTGGAGAATATGTTGTTCGTAGAAGAGCTGTCCAAGACTTTGGAATGGAAAATCTTGAAAAGATTAATAGTGGCACATACAATGATGGATCAGTGTATACTTATAATTTAGCAGTAAATGTTAAGTCGGATGCAGACCCAAGCAAAATTGCCAGAACAGTAATCACACAAATCAAACAGGTAGAAAACCAAAGGATTAGAGGGAACAAGCTATAATGGCAACTTCAGCATACATGTCTGGTCGCAACAAGTATGGACGACCACAGGCAATGGTGTTTTCAGACAATCCAGGGACGCTAGATGGCGGATTCCATGTTCCAAGTGGAACAGAATTAGAAGATTTTATCATCATTTCTGATCACAACAGAGAGTCTATTCAGTTTAAAAATAATAGAATTGAGAACAAGGTTAGGACAGTAAACGGAAGAATGCGGTCTTACCATATTGCAGACAAGCTAAGCATTTCTACTTCTTGGAAGAATCTCCCATCCCGTGCCCTTTCTTCGGTACAGGTTTTTGATCCACTTGATGGACAAACAATTATTGGAGCAAATGACCTTGCGTATACCTCAGACAACGGGGCGGGAGGGGTAGATCTTTTAAATTGGTACGACAATCATAAAGGCTCTTTCTGGTTATTCTTAGCATACGACAAGTTGACAAACTTTGATACAGACCAGTACAATAAGCTAGGTCAATATAATGAAGTGATTGAAGTGTTCTTTGATGACTTCCAGTATGACGTAATTAAGCGTGGTAGGTCAACACACGATTTCTGGGACATTTCCTTAAGTTTAGAAGAGGTATAATGTTTGTTAACGAAGAACTAAACGCTCATCTTCAGACATCTTCTACTCTTAGGATTCAGTCAGCGGTAATTGCTGAATGGAATATGAATGTGGCCACAAACATATCTCAGGTAGGAAACTACAGGTATCGTCCAAACGATATAACAAATACTAGATACAACAGAATTGCAGAATCCTTTAGCTATGACGATACAGAGTCTTTGTTTTATACAGGAGCTACAGACTCAGACATCCTTATTGACGGAGGTTTTGAGGACGATGAAACACCAATAGCTTTTGTTTCACAAAACAAAAAGAATAAAATGCTTTATTCTTTAGAGGATTGTTTTGGTAGATTTCGTCCAAGGTCTGGCATTAACAAGCTTGTTTTTTTTGACGATGGGAATCGTTATACTCATCATGACACCATAAACATGTCACAAAGACCAAGATACTATATGGCAGACAAAAGGGATAACTTTAAGTATTGGTCTTCTTTTAGAATAGAGGACGACAACACTGAAAGAGGTATAGCAAACAATACCGTCCAAGGACAGCATTATATTGAGGATTCAGCTCCATACATTGTTTATAAGAAAAAAATACCGGCAAACAGAATTGTCGTAAAGATGCAAACCAATGTTGGAAGCATTGACCTGGGGCCATTTACAAATTCAAGCGAAACTTATGATGATCCATTTTTTGGAGATGGAAACAAGACTACCCCTGCAGAGTGGAAGATTCAGTACCTTTATGAAGACAACTGGATAGATGCAGCAAACTTTACCGCAGGGTCTACGCGAAGAAATGGAAATCCAATTGTTGGTCCAGACGGTTACGTAGAGCTTTACTACGGACTATTGATCCCAGATGAGTATTACGAAATATTTAATTATGAAAAGGAAGTGTCTTCTTCATCTTTGTTGCCAACGATAGACGGACTTCCAGATGGAACATCTTTTTTAGTTAGATCGGGGGCAGATGATCGTGGCTCTGTACATATTGTTATTGATGGAGCCTATAAAATATTTAATGCCTCTTACGGGTGGGACGTTCTTGATGAAGTTACTCGATCAATCGGTTTTGTTACAGATCTTACTTCTCCAAATTCTTTTACAGACGCTATCAATATTAAAAAAATATACAGAGAGTTTGAGTACATAAAAGGCTTAAGGATTGTTGTAAAAACAATGAACAAGTTTATGTCTACTTTTGACCTTATAGAATTGTCTCCAAGACTTGCGGTAGATCTTTCAGACAAGGTTACCGGATTTTCTGTAAAAAAATCTGCCTCCGACTTAGGAGTGAGCGGAATGCCAGTTGGACAGTTGCTAGCCTCAACTGGTGACCTGTCCCTGTTTGACTTTGATCAAGCATTTTTTAAAGAAAACACTAACAGTATTATAAAAGATTACACCTCACAAAATATACAAATAAAAATGTATGAAATTGTTGTTGGGGTAAACGGCTTAGATTTTTTTGTTCCCATTAAGACAATGTACTCGGAGGGCTTTCCAAGCATTAGCAGTACCGACAGGACGGTCTCCCTCTCACTTAGGGATCTATTTCTTTATTTTGAATCTAACACAGCACCACAAATACTTATTCAAAACGCTTCACTAAGTTATGCCGTTTCTTTGCTGCTAGATGCTACGGGTTTTTCAAACTATGTGTTTAGAAGAAACGAGAATGAGCCAGAAGAAGTCATTCCATATTTTTATGTAGCTCCGGACAAAACGGTAGCCGAAATATTAAACGATTTAGCTAGGTCTACTCAGTCCGCAATGTTTTTTGATGAGTACAATAACTTTATTGTTATGAGTAAGGGCTACATCATGCCGACACTGGAAGAGCGTGAAATAGATATTGTTCTATATGGAACAAAGGATTTTTTTGATACTGGAATAAATAAAAATGAAACCACAAGGCCAGAGCTAACAAACATTGTGAGTATTGCCTCTCAAGATAATGAAGTGTTTAATGATGGGAATATCACGTATGCAACAAGGTATGTTCAAAGATCCTATTCTTCTATTCAGCAAGCTAGTCTTTTAGATAGAGATAAGACCTGGATATATAAACCAGCACTGCTTTGGGAAGTAGCTGCAATTGAAAATGTGCGATCAGTAAATGAAGAGGTTGGTGAGCAGTCTGCATATGTTTTGGGTGCCGCACCAATCAACTCAGATTTATCTGAGGAAGTTCCTTTCGTAGAAGATTATGAAATACAAAATAATGTGCTTGACCTTGGGGATGGTGTGTATTGGCTTACTAGGTATAATGGATACTTTTATGCTAATGGAGAGATTTTAAAGTATGATGCGGTACAGTACAACATACCAGGTCTTAGTGCCGCAGAGCTTTCTGCTAGTAATTCAGATGGAGACAATGTTTGGATTAGCAGCGTAAAAGAGTATCAGAGATACTTTTCTAAAATTCCATTTAATGGAAAGATTTATCCAACTGGTCTTGTTAGAATTTACTCAGAACCAAACTACGAAATAAATGCTGGAGTGAGCCGTCTGGCCAATGGTCCAGTTGCTAAGCATGGTAGGGGGCAGTTTGGAACAGATATCGCTTATCATAATGCTGGACTTAGTGATTACTGGCAGTCAGATACCAACGTTCGTGGTGTAACCATGAAGTCTGAATATCTTTTTAGCGGATATGAAAATGAAGTTGAAACATCGATAGGAGCGGCAGGAGTTAGCAACGAAAGAGCTCAAGAAACAATAAGAACAGACCTAATTAAAAACTTTTTTGCTACACAGTACATTAGCGAGATACCTCAAGTTCAAGACTACCCGGCAACGGTACAGGCATCAGCATTAATAATGAACGGAAACTTCTCTAAC